AGACTTTATTATTAGGATCTACATTAAATTTCTCAATTATCTTTTTTAATATACCTTCAAACTCCTTTATCTTATCCTGGTTAATCTCGAATTGTGGAGTGCCTAATGATATGCCAGTAGCCTGCGTAGCCTTAAGTGATTTTTCAAACTTAGCTAAAGCCTCTGCTAATGTCTCTACATCTTTAGTAGATTTTTTTAAATCATCTGATGGAACTTTTATCCCCTTTGATGCCTCAGATAAATTTTTAGTTAATTCCTGAATATTTTTTTGAGTAGCATCTATCTCCTTATTTTGTGCATCACTATACCCACTTTCTGCCTGTCTTAATTTTGCTTCTGCTTGTTGTATTTTTTGATATACTCCAGGTTGATCTCCTAAAGTTTTAAGATATTTAATTTGAGATTGAAGCAAATCTGTTTGAACTGTTTTAGCTGCTTCTTTTTGCTTTTTTTCATTACCAGTTAATGTAACTCCTTGTAATTCTAATAATTTAGTAATTTCTTTTTCTAACTTAAATTGTATTACTTTAGCTGTTACAACAGCTTTTAAACTATCTAAATATAGTTTATAAGATGATGTTAATCCTATTACCTGATCTCCTTCTAATTTTAATTGATTAAATACTTCAGGATTAATTTTCTGAAGTTCTTTTATTGCATCTAATTTTCTTTTTCTAGTCTCTGTTTCACTTTCTAATACAGCTATTAATGAAGTTACATTTGATGTCTCAGATGCTACTGAAGATTCTATAGATTTTAATGATTCAGCTGTTGCATCTGTTTCATCTTTAGCTTTTTTTGCTGTCCTAGTCCACGCACTAAATCCAATCTGTGCAAAGGTTATAGCAGTAGTTACCGCTGCAAAGGCAAGTGATAATCCACCTGGTCCACTTAATGAAGAAAGTAAATTTTTACCTAATGATTGCCCAGTAGCTGCCGCCTCTTTTTTAGCTGCTGCTAATGAATCTACAAATGGTCCGATGTTATTCGCAATACCTATGAACCCATAAGCCGAATCACTCACAATACGAGATAGATTCGTAATAGAATAACTAGCACTATTAAGCTGCTGTGGCATCTTATTGATGGCACCACTTGTAGCAGTTATCTGCGTCTTTAATCCTGCAATATCTGTCTGTAATTTCTTAGCGTTCTGTGATAACCGGTTAAACTCTGAACCAGTACCTACTTTGCCTAGTTCTGACTGTATATTCTTTAACTCTTGCTCAGCCTTTCTTAACTCAGACACAAATGCTTCAGTATTGGCATTTATATTTATGTTAGCCTGTAATCCTTGTACATCTCGTAGATTGGTCTCAATGAATTTCTTTATGTCAGCAATGGAGCTTAAATTAGCTGTAATAGGTATCTCTACCGGAGGAATGCTCTCTAATTGATTCTCGGCCTGTGCTACACTTGTCACCAACTGATTAGCATCAGCCGTAATAGGGATGGGTATAGACTTTAGGTTCATCAGCTCACTCTCAACCTTACTTATCGTACTGTCTATCTGAGTAGAATCAGCCTTAATAGGGATGGGTATAGACTTTAGGTTCATCAGCTCACTCTCAACCTTACTTATCGTACTGTCTATCTGAGTAGAATCAGCCTTAATATCTATCAATGATATTGATGATCCTATTGCTTTTAACTCTGCCTCCGCCTTTAAAAATGTAGCATCTAATTGAGACGCATCAGCTGTAATCTTGACTTGTGAGGCATATCCTTGAAGTATCTTTAACTCATCCTCAGATTTCTTTATCTGAGCTATCAGCTGCGTATTATCAGCTGTAATATCTATTGGAGGAAGTTGTGTCTTTAGATTGGAGATTATATTCTTAGTCTCAGCAATCTTCTTATTCAATTCGTCTATCTTCTTACTATCACCTGTATTATTGAGCTGCGTCTGAAATGCCTTTAACTCACTTTCTGCTTTCTTTAATTCTGCCTGCAATTTACTAGTATCCGCACCGACTACTATCTTAATTTCTTCAGCCATCGTTATTTCACTTTTATATTATGTCTGTTAATTATCGCATCATATTCCTCTTTATTCATTGGCTGCACATTCTTTGGCTTTTCATCATCAGCCATCGGCCAAAACCTCTCTATGTTACCTATCGCCTTACTACCTACCATAGACTCAGCTATACGAAAGGAAGCAAACCTCATCAACTTAGCCGATTCGGTTTGCTTCTCAATATATCCCTCACAGGCTGCGTAAAACTCTATCGGCAAACTTGTATAATATTGATACGCAGACCAACCTAGTTTACCCAGTGCAAACTTTAAGCTGTCAAAGCATTGCTCTTTAATACTTTTTTTTTGCCACCTTCTAATATCTCCTCACCACTCTTTACGAGTGTCTTCCATATCTGCGTCTCTGTCATGGCGTTAGTAACCATTGTGATTACATTAGCTTTATTCTCCAACGCATCAACCCAATCGCATACATCCTCAAAAGTATAATCCGCCTCTTCCTGTTTAACATAAGTATTGCCCATCAATCCTCCGTAAAACATGGCATACATAAATGCTGATTGAGTAGTACCGTTATTATGCTTGCTAATTAATTCTATGGCAAGCTGGTTAAACTTTAACCCCCTCTTTTTGCCTCCGATTTCAATTTGTAGATAACTCATTTTATTATTGTGTGTTTGGTTTAGAAATATCGTATGGCTACAGCATCAAAAAGATTTGTTAACTTATCTTCAGATGTATCTGCATTATTTAAAGCATTTCTTACCCATACATTATTTGTATTAGTAAAATCTTCAGTACTAGTCCAGTAAAATGTAAAGCTTAATGCAGGGAAATACCCGTTTAAATGTTGTGTTATGATTTGAGCCATTTCATCATATGAAGGCATAACCCAATCATTGTAACCATAAAATCCGCCATTAGCACATGATAGAGCTGGTAATGATGTAACATTAGCAATAATGGCAGCTGTATTAGCTGTACCATCACCTATACCAAATCCATATGCTGATGTTGGAGTATGTGCTATCGCCCAATTATCTGTGGCTACAGAAGTTCCATCTCCATAAACTACAAAGCCATGCTGTCCTGTGCCATCAATATAGGCAATATTACCTCCCTGATATGATTGTCCAATACTTAATGATGGACCACTAGGCACTACCGTTATAGTAGGCAAACCATAAGGACTTATACTCATCGTAAAAACCCCAATAGTGTCATAAGAATATGTGCTACTAAGTTCTGATATGAATCCAGTACCTTCCTGAATCTCATCCCCAGCCACTGGACTTGCAGGACTTAACTTCCATCCTATAGTCTGTTCTGCTCTTAATAGTTGTAATAAGTTTGAGCCACTTATACTACCTGCATTAGGATCTTGTAAGTGCTGACCTTCAAAAGATATTGATACCTCAACAGTGCCAGGACTCTTATCAGGTCCGCAGGCGGAGGAAGCATCAACAACTGATACGCTGTCATTGCTAGAAACAGAAGTGAGACAAACTACTGTATCGTAATTTGTCCCACCTGTTGGATCAATGAAGAGTAGCATATCGCCACCCTGTATCTTATGTTCTGCCATTTATTATGCTGTAATAGTTATAGAAGGAGTTCCAAACGGCTGCAAAGTCAAACTGAATGTGCCGATAGAATCGTATGAATACGTACTACCTAATTCAGATATGTATCCTGTGCCTTCCTGAACTTCATCCCCTGTAACTGGAGCAACTGGACTTAACTTAAAGCCAACAGTAGCTTTGTTTCTCAACAACTGACGGAGATTAGTACCCGAAATTTTACCACTCGCAGGATCTTGCAAATGCTGACCTTCAAAAGTATAAGAAATCTCAATAGTACCAGGACTCTTATCAGGTCCACACGCACTTGATGCGTCTACTACAGATACTGCGTCTGCTGTTGTCAAATTGGTAAGACATACGACTGTATCGTAATCAGTACCTCCAGTTGGATCGATAAACAGCAACATCGTACCACCGGCTACCTTGTGTTCACTCATTTTTTTTAATTTTTATATTTGTTATGAAATTACGAAAATATCTTGTTGAAAAATCAATACACGTGAAATAAATATTTTGCCCCCAATCTCACCATATCTATCCGTTCTGTCTGTCTGTACATTCAAGTTCATCATCTGTAATCCAAAGGCTGATAAATCTAAAACAGCGTTACTATCTGGCTTTACAGCTTGATATATTAAAGCACACGCCTCATTTAACGCCTTAGAATTATTATACTTATATTCCCATGAATGTACCGATATCTGTATCGTAGTGCTAGTGTCTGAGCTATTGCTAGTTGATGACTCAACATTTATGACATCACTCAGAACAGCATAGATCTTATCCTTAACATCATCAGGCTCCTCGCCCTCATAAATTGGTATGTTAACCGTACTGATGGCATTATAATATGCCGTAAGTAGTGATGTATTAATATCTATCATTTGAATATATCTTTTATATTACCAATTAATATAGGTAGGTTTTTGTTAATAGATGGATATAAAAAAGGTCTTGGTTTTATACCATCAATTAATATTTTTCTAGCTATTGGATACGCCGCCTCTTCATCTATTCCTTTTCTTTTACACCATTCAGTTATATTTAATAACATCTCCTTAAAATTACCACCGCCACTCATAGGACCTTTAAAAGTTCCAGCAAAGGCTTGCCAGTCTGTGGGTAAACTACTTACATACTCAGCTGCAAACTTTCGTGTGCCAAATTCAATATAGGCTGCATACTTAGTATTAGCTGTTATTGTAACTGAACCGCTGCCATACTCAGGATTAATATTCCTTAGCAAGTTGCCCTCATCAGAGCTGTTATTCTTAACTAAATTCTTAGCATCTCTTACTACATCATCAGCAAAGGCATTAAGCTCAGACTGCACATCATTCTGCGCCTCGTTAGCTAATTTATTAAACTTAGCCAATAACGCCTCTATGCCTGATGCCTTTAGATTTATCATGGTAACGCTGCTGGGTAAATAATAAAATCAATAAATGTAGTCTTTAATAAATCATCTGATAAAGTCCATACCTTATCTTTTACACTCATCCTTATATTATCAGAATCAATCTTAATAATAGTATAGCTATTAGTACCACTATTCATAGACAAATTAAAAAATACTTTTGTCTGCTCAGGCACCTCTCCTGCAAACGCATCTACCAAATATCCATTATAAATACCAACACTCACATAAGTCCATAATATCGATCCTATCCTATTCTCATACTCATAATCAACAGTAGGATCTGATGTTGCGATTTGTGTCATTGATGTCCTATATTGTAAACCTGGATTGACAAAATTTGTCAAGTCACCTACTGTCATA